ATGGCAGGAATGAACAACAGCAACGAGGGTGGCGAGGATCCGAAACTGGATCGCCACTGGCGCAAGCGGTTCCTCGATGCGCTGGCCGAAACATCCAACGTATCGGCCGCCGCCCGCGTGGCCGAGGTGACACCCAGCCGCGCCTACAAGGTCCGCCGCACCGAACCGGCCTTCCGGACCCAATGGAACGAGGCGCTTCTGGAGGGTTACGAGCATCTGGAGATGGAAACGCTGCACCGCCTGCGCATGGGCGTGGACAGCGGCAAGGAGGATCGCAAGTTCGACATCGCCAATGCGCTGCGCCTGCTCTCGCTGCACAGCCAGACGGTGGCGCATGAACGCGCCCAGCGCAGCCAGCAGGACGAAGACGAGGTTCTCGCCGCGCTCAACGCCAAGATCGATGCGATGCGCGCCCGCGAAGGCGCGTTGAAGGAGGCGGGCGAAAAGGGCGACCATGACGCTGGTTGAACGGCTCGACTGGATCGTCGGGCGCCGCTGGGTGGACCGGCAGAATTTCCTCGCCCAGCTGACTACGGCGGAGAGGCGCAAGCTGCTCGCCCATTGGAGCTTCTGGGCGCGGGAGGAGCAATTGCCTCCCTCGGGTGACTGGCGCGTGTGGCTGATCTGTGCCGGGCGCGGCTTCGGCAAGACGCGCGCAGGCGCCGAATGGGTGAACGAGATTGCCCGAACCACACCCGATGCGCGCATCGCGCTGATCGGCTCATCCATCGGGGAGGCGCGTGCGGTAATGGTCGAAGGCGAAAGCGGGATCATGGCCTGCAGCGCGGATCACGCGCGGCCGGTGTTCGAAGCTTCCTTGCGGCGGCTGACCTGGCCCAATGGCGCGCAGGCCTGCCTCTATTCCGCCGCCGAGCCGGAAGGTCTGCGCGGCCCGCAGCACAGCCATGCCTGGTGCGACGAGATCGCCAAATGGGATAATTCCTCGGATCGCGCCTTGTCATCTTGGAACAATTTGCAGATGGGCCTGCGCCTGGGCAAGGAGCAACGGTTGCTCGCCACCACCACACCGCGTGCCGTGCCCTTGCTGCGCCGCCTGTTCGATGAGCAGGAGAAGCTCGGCATGGTCGTGACCCGCGGCAGCACGCATGACAATGACGCCAACCTTCCGGCGAGCTTCATCGAGGCGATGGATCGCCAGTTCGGCCAGTCCATGCTCGGCCGGCAGGAACTGAATGGCGAGATGCTGGAGGATATCGAAGGCGCGCTGTGGAACCGCAGCCTGCTCGAAAGCTGCCGCCAGGCCGTCTCTCCCGAAGAGGTGGTGCGCATCGTTGTCGGCGTCGATCCGCCGGCCTCCGCGCATGGCGATGCCTGCGGCATCGTGGTGGCGGGCGTGACGGCGGAGGGTCAGGGCAAGGTGCTTGCCGATCGCTCTGTCGCCAATGCCAGCCCCGAGAAATGGGCGCGCGAAGTAGCCGCCACGATGAGCGAATGGCAGGCCGACCGCGTGATTGCCGAGGCGAACCAGGGCGGGGCGATGGTGGAAAGCGTGCTGCGCGCCGCCGACTGCCAGATGCCCATCCGGCTGGTCCATGCCAGCCGCGGCAAGGTCGCCCGCGCCGAACCGATCGCCGCGCTCTATGAAGCGGGCCGGGTCAACCATGTCGGCCAGCATGCGATGCTGGAAGACGAGCTGTGCGGATTGATGACCGGGGGCAGCTATCAAGGCCCCGGCCGCAGCCCCGACCGCGCCGACGCGCTGGTCTGGGCTCTCACCGAATTGATGCTGACCGAACGCAAGGATCCGCGCGTCCGCCGCTTCTGACAGACGCGCTAATCGATCACGCGGCGCGAGAGGACACGATCTACGACGATGTACGGATAGACCTCTTCAAGCCCGCACAAGGGACGCCGTCCGACGAATTCCACTTCGAGGACGGCGTCCCTTCCCGTGCGGACGACGTCCTCCAGCTGTGTGCCTTCATAGACGAGCCTGCGGGTCCCTGACCCCTCTTCGGCGAAGGCATCGCCTTCAGCGTCCAGCGTCCAGGTGCCGGTGATCCGCTCGACCGGAGCCAGCGGGACACAGCTTTCCATCAGCGCCCGTCCGCTGAGTTCCCGGCGCAACTGGACGCATTGATCGAGGTTCTCGCGTGCGCCCTCGCAATCGGGTCCCTCGGGGCGCGACTGCGCGCAGGCCGTGAGCAAGAGTGACGCAGACAGAACAAGGGTGAGCCGCATGATCCCAGCCTAGCGAGGTTGGCACGGCTCGCCAATCGCGGTGCTCCAAGCGCCCACAACGAACGAACAAACCGCCCCACCCAAGGAGATGTCCATGTCCTTCCTCGATGCCTTCCGCTCCGCCTTCAAGGGCGGGGGCGCGGGCCACGTGCCGCTGGCGCGCAATTACACTTCGCCCTGGTACTGGTCGCAGGACCCGGCCGGCACCCGCCCGCCTTTCGATTACCGGCGCGATGTCGGCACCGCCTTCCTCGACAATCCCGTGGCGCAGCGCGCAGTGCGCATCGTTTCCGAAAGCGTGGGCAGCGTGCCGCTCAACCAGGTGGACGAGCGCATCGCCAAGTTGGTGCGCGCCACCAGCGCTGGGCAGTCGCTGCTGGAAACGCTGGCGGCGCACCTGCTGCTGCATGGCAATGCCTATATCCAGATCATCCGCGATGGCGCGGGCGTTCCGGTGGAGCTCTTCGCCCTTCGCCCCGAGCGCGTCAGCGTCCAGCCCGGCCCCGATGGCTGGCCCGCCGCCTGGCGATACAAGCTGGGTGACAGCACCATCACCATTCCGGTTGAGGATGAGGATGGCTGGCCCGGCCTGATCCATGTGAAGGCCTTCCACCCTTCGGACGATCACTATGGCGCAGGCTGCCTCTCCGCCGCCGCGCCTGCCGTGGCGATCCACAATGCCGCCGCCGAATGGAACCGCGCGCTGCTGGAAAATGCGGCACGCCCCTCCGGCGCGCTGGTCTATGAAGGCGGGGCGGACACGTCCGGCCTCACCAATGACCAGTTCGACCGGCTGAAGGCGGAGCTGACCGCGGCCTATGCCGGCGGCGGCAATGCCGGGCGGCCCATGCTGCTTGAAGGCGGTCTCAAATGGCAGAGCCTCTCGCTCTCGCCCGCCGACATGGACTTCGCCGAGCTGAAGGCCGCCGCAGCGCGCGACATCGCGCTCGCTTTCGGCGTACCGCCCATGCTGCTCGGCCTGCCGGGCGACAATACCTATTCGAATTATCGCGAGGCCAACCGCGCCTTGTGGCGGCTGACGCTGCTGCCGCTGACGGGCAAGATTCTCTCCAGCATTTCCGAAGGCCTCGCCCCGTGGTTCCCCGGCACCGCGCTCTCGGTCGATCTCGACCAGATCCCGGCGCTGGCGCAGGACCGCGAAACGCTCTGGTCGCAGGTCACCTCGGCCGAATTCCTCACCGACAGCGAGAAACGCGAAATGCTCGGGCTTCCCCCGGCGAAAGGACAGTCATGACCAATGAAGACATGCTCGCCAAGCTGATGGCGCAGGCCAGCACGCAGGGCAGCGACCTCATCACCTTGCGAGCGATCGTCGAGGAATCGAGCGAGCTGGGCGCGAACCGCGTGCTCAACAAGCTCGGCCTCGAAGACGATGACGCGCATCAGGACCTCAACGAACTGCGCGAGCTGCTCGCCGCATGGCGCGCGGCCAAGACCAGCGCTTCCAAGGCGGCGATCGAATGGATGGTGCGCGCAGTCATGGCGCTTCTGCTGATCGGCATCGCCGTGCGCCTGGGCGTATCGGAACTGCTGCGGTGAGCGGCAGGACCCTTTCCATCGCCGGCTATGCGGCGCTGTTCGACATTCCCGATGGCGCGAAGGACGTGATCGTTCCCGGCGCTTTCGCCCGAACGCTGGCCGATCGGCAGCAGGCCATCCCGCTCTACTGGCAGCACCGTCCCGAACAGCGCATCGGCACGGTGCGGCTGGCCGAGGAGGATGGGCGCGGCCTGCGCGTCGTCGCCGATATCGACAATCCGGACAGCCGGGCGGTCAGCGCGCTGCTCGCCCGCGAGGTGAACGGCCTGTCCTTCGGTTATCGCGCGCGCGGTTTCCGCCGCACCGCCGATGGCCGCCTGCTGGAAGATATCGAACTGCTCGAGGTCAGCCTCGTCACCCATCCGCTGCAACACGGGGCGCGGGTCCACTTCGTCCAGTGATCGCAGCATCCAACCCGTTTTCGACCGGCCGCCACTGGGGCGGCCTTTTTTGTGCCCCCCAACCTACCCCACGTGAAGAAAGGTGAATGTCCCAATGGATATCGCAAATGAAACCGACACCATGGCTGCCAGCTTCGACCTGGTCGCCCGCCAGGACCAGGCCGAGAAGGACATCTCGGTTCTGCGCTCCGATGTCGACGAGGTGAAAGCCCGCATCGACAAGATCGGCCGCGCTGCCGCCCGCCCCGCCATCGAAGGCGCGGCCAAGGACAGCCCGGAAGTGAAGGGATTTGTCGACGGCTACCTGCGTCGCGGTTCGGAGACCGAACTGAAGTCCATTTCCGGCATGGTGCAGAGCGAAGGCGGCTTTGCCGTCCCGCGTGAAATCGACGCCATGATCGCTTCGGAACTGAAGGAAATCTCCCCCATCCGCCAGCTGGCGCAGGTCGTGCAGGTCGGCAGCGCAGGCTATCGCAAGCTGGTGACCACCGGCGGCACCCGGTCGGGCTGGGTCAGCGAGACTTCGGCGCGTCTCGAAACCGAGGCCCCCGAATTCGCCGAGATCGCTCCGCCCGCAGGTGAGCTTTATGCCAATCCGGCGGCGAGCCAGGGTATGCTGGACGATGCCGGTTTCGACCTCGAAGGCTGGCTGGCGAACGAGATCGCGATGGAATTCGCCCGCGCCGAAGGCAGCGCCTTCGTCAATGGCTCGGGTGCGAACCAGCCGCTCGGTTTCCTCTCCTCGCCGACCTCCATGGCCGGTGACGCGGTGCGCCCCTTTGGCTCGGTCCAGTATATCGGCTCGGGCGATGCCAACGGCTTCTCGACCAACCCGGAAAGCGGCCTGATCGACCTCGTCCACACGATGAAGGCCGGTCATCGCCAGGGCGCCAGCTGGCTGATGAACTCCTCCACCCTGTCCGAAGTGCGCAAGCTGAAGACCAGCGACGGCGCCTTCCTGTGGCAGCCGGGCCTGGTCGAAGGCCAGCCCGATCGCCTGCTGGGCTATCCGGTGGTCGAGGTCGAGGACATGCCCGACGTCGCCGCCGGCACTTTCCCGATCGCTTTCGGCAACTTCAAGGCCGGCTACCTGGTGACCGAACGCAGCGCGACGCAGATCCTGCGCGATCCGTTCACCAACAAGCCCTTCGTCCACTTCTACGCCACCAAGCGCGTGGGCGGCCAGGTGCTCGATAGCGCCGCGATCAAGCTTCTGAAGATCGAAGCGTAATTTGTTTGCGCCCTCAGGCGCCGGGCGCGGCCCATCCGGGCCGCTAGGCTCGGCCTAACCGGCCGGCGCGCATTCGCGCTTGCGGGCTGCCAAGGCAGCCCGTGTCCCGCGCCCTGAGGATAGCAAACACGCGCCTGCGTGGTGGGGGTCCCTTCCCCTCCCGCCCCTGCCGCGCAGGCGCACCCTTTTTCTCCCTTGCAGACAGGAGGCCGCCACATGAAGCGGGCAATCCTCGTGCCCCCGGCCCTTGTGCCGGGCGCTCTTGATGAACTGAAGAACTGGCTGGCCATATCCACGCCGCAAGACGACATCAGCCTTACCGCACTGCTGACCAGTGCGCTCGACATGTGCGAGGCTTTCACCCGCCAGATGCCGCTGGAGGCGCAGTGCGAGGAAGTGCTTCCCGCCGTGCGTGACTGGCAGCGCCTTTCCACCACGCCCGTGCAATCGGTGACCGGCGTCGAACAGATCGCCACCGACGGCGCGCGCACGCCGCTTGGCGCGGGCGACTACGCCCTGGACCTGGCGGCAGACGGCACGGCGCGCATTCGCCTGCTCGCGCCTGCCGTGCATGGCCGCATCGCCGTGCGCTTTGCCGCCGGTATCGCGCCAAGCTGGGACACGCTGCCCGAAGCTTTGCGCCACGGCATTATCCGCCTCGCCGCCTACAACTATCGCCAGCGCGATCTCGACAGCGTCAAGCCGGTTCCCCCGGCCGCCGTCGCCGCGCTGTGGAGCCCGTGGCGCCGGTTGCGGCTGGTATGATCGCGGCAAGCTCCGCCCACCTCGGCAGTCTCGCCGCGCGCCTTTCTGCCCGCGCCGAACGGCTCGCCCGCGCCCATGCCGAAATGCGCCTGCGCCGCCGCAAGGGAGACCCTTCCCGCTGGCGCAAGCCCGGCCTGCTCTGGCCGCTCTTCACCAAGGACTGATCCATGTTCGAAACACGATTGCGCAGCGCCCTGGTGGAATGGCTGCGAGACGATCCGGCGCTTGCCGGCCAGCTCAATGCCGTGACCGAGGAAGCACCCGTGCGCACTTCCGCGCCCTGGCTCGGCATCGTCGCCAGCGCCAGCAGCGACTGGAGCGCCAAGGACCGCAAGGGCCGCGAAGTGCGCGTGGCGATAGAGCTGCATGTGCGCGGCGATGCGCCCGACACGGCTGCCGACCTGACGAGCGCTATCGAGGCGCGGGTCGAGACGCTGCCGCCGGCGCAATCCGGCTTCACCGTCATCACCACCCAGTTCCTGCGCGCCCGGGCCGAACAGCGGCCCGCCAATCTGCGCGCGATCCTGATCGAATACCGCTTCCGCCTGCTGGAAGCCTGACCCACCCCCCTATTCGGAGACATGCCCATGACTGCCCAGAAAGGCTCCGCCTTCCTCCTCAAGATCGGCGATGGCGGCAATCCGCCCACTTACGAAACCGTCGCCGGTCTGCGCACCACGCAGCTTTCGATCAATGGCGATGCCGTTGTCGTCACGCACAAGGAATCGGGCGGCTGGCGCGACCTGCTGTCCGGTGCGGGCACACGCTCGGTCTCCGTAAGCGCGGCTGGCATCTTCCTTGGCAGCGATGCCGAAAACGCCATCCGTGCGCATGCCCTGGCGGGCACGATCGACGAATACGAGCTGTCCTTCGAAGACGGCAGCAAGCTGCGCGGCCGCTTCCTGGTGCAGCGGCTCGACTATGCCGGCGACTTCAATGGCGAGCGCAATTACACGCTGCAGCTCGAAAGCTCGGGCGCGGTGCTGCCCGCATGAGCCTGAGCGAGACACCCGCCAATCCCGAACGCGGCGAGGCACTCCTGCTGGTCAATGGACGCGAGCATATCCTGCGCCCCAGCTTCGCGGCACTGGTCGCGGCGGAAGAGGAGCTCGGCCCGCTTTTCGCCCTGGTCGAGAGGGCCGGCGAAGGCCGCCTCTCGCTGCAGGAAATCGCCGCCCTGTTCCACCACTGCTGCCAGGATCGCGCGGCAGTGACACGTGAGCAGATGGGTGAAGGTGTGCTTACCATGGGCCTTGCCTCCGCCGCCGTGCCGCTGCGGATGCTGCTCAAGCAGATTCTGCAAGGCCGGGGGTGAGCGAGCGCTTCGCTGCCGGAGCGCGTCGGCTGGCCGGCCTTGCCACGCGGCAATTCGGCTGGACGCCCGACCAGTTCTGGCACTGCACCCCGGCCGAGCTGGCCGCGATCCTGACTATCGAAAACCCCGCGAGCGAGGACCCGCTGAGCCGGTCCGAACTCGCCGCCCTGATGGAGCGCGAGAACAATGGATGATGAAATCGACACGCTGATGGTGGATGTGCGCGCCAGCACCGATGGCTTTCGCGCAGATATCGAAGGCATGCGTACCACGCTCGATTCGAACCTGGTGGACGGGTTCCAGCGCGCCGGCGCCGTGCTCGAACGCGGGCTGCTTTCAGCCGTGCGGCGGGGCAGCCTGGGTTTCGACGACCTGAAACGCGTGGCCTTAAGCACGCTCAACGAGATTGCGTCGCAGGCGCTTACCAGCGGCATTTCCCAGCTGTTCGGCTCCGGCGGCGGGCAAGGCGGCGGCGGTGGCTTCGGCCAGTTGTTCTCCAGCTTGATCGGTACGGTGCTGGACCTTCCCGGTCGCGCCACTGGCGGGCCGGTTGCGCCCGGCCAGGCCTATCTCGTCGGCGAGCGCGGGCCGGAACTGTTCGTGCCCACATCGGCAGGCCGCGTCGAAGCCAATGGCGCGGCCGCCCAACCGCAGCGCGACGTCCGCGTGGCGATCAACCTTGCCAGCCCGCGCGGCACCGATGTGCCGGTCGCCCTGCGCCGGTCATCGCGCCAGCTCGCCAGCCAGGTGCGCCGCGCGCTGCAGCAGGCTTGAGGAGGGAGACAGGACATGGCCTTCTGGCTCGCCCGGTCGAGAGACGGGCAACAGACCGATTTCATCCAGCGCTTCGACCCGCGCTTCTGGACCGTCGACTTCCCGCGCCCGATGATGGCGAGCGTCGTCACCACCGGCCCGGATTCGCTGCGGATGGATTTCGAATTTCACCACCGCGACGCGCTGGCCGGCTTGATCTGGTGGAGCGAGGACACGCTCGACCACCCGCTGCTCGCCTATGATACGGACCGCGACTACTCACGTACCACGCTCAGCTTCCGCTGGCGTTCGGGCGGTGTCCTGCCGCTCGATGCGGTCAATGGTCCAACACTGACGATCGAAGGGCGCGATGCAGCGGGCAATGCGCGGACCTGGTATGTCCGCATGTGGAACTACGCCACCGGATCGCCGCAGGACGCCCAGATCGTGCTGCCCTTCTCCGACCTGTTCGGCGGCTGGGACATCGGGAGCTCTACCGACCAAGTCTACCCGAATGACATCGACCGGATGTTCATCTCGCTCGCGCCGCCGCTCTACGATTCGACCGATGAGAGCCTGCTGCCCGCACGTGTCGATGGCTGGGTGGAGATGAGCGAAATCAACTGCGATGGCGACCGCGCGCTGCTGGAGATCGGCGACGTGATGGTCCCGCCGCACGGCGTACGCATGGCCACTGCCTATGACGACAGTTACAACCAGACGCCCGAACGCCTGCTGCGCAACCTTCGCGGCCTCGGCTATCGCGACGAGATCCTCCATTATGTCGGCATGAGCCACTACTACCGGGTCGTGCCCGGCCCGGGTGACACGATGGTGGCGGATGACCCGGCCGTGTTAGCCGAACCGGCGCTCGCCTGGCATCGCGACATGCTGGCGAAGGCGAAAGCGCAAGGGTATGATTTTATCCTCTCCTTCTCTTTCGAGCTGCTGGCGCAGAATTGCCCGAAGGACTGGACGCAGCGCGCGCATGACGCCTCGCCCGCTTTGACCGGCTGGGACCCGCCATCCTCCCTGCTGGCCCTTGGCAATAGCGAGGCCGTGACGCATCTGCGGCAGCTGGCGCTGAAGCTCGCGCAATTGCAGGCCGCCGCCGGCTTGCCGGTGAAGATCCAGATCGGTGAACCCTGGTGGTGGGTGAAAGGCAGTTACGCGCCCTGCATCTACGATGCCGCGACAGCCGCGCTGTTCGATCCGGCAGTGCCCAGGATCACCGACATGCGTCAGACGCTGTCTTCCGCGCAAATCGGCGTACTCAATACGGCCCGCGATTTGATGGGCAGCGTCACACGCTCGATCAAGCAGGACATCAAGAACGCGCATGGCTCCACCGCAGAGGTCCTGCTGCTGGCCTTCACCCCCACGCTGCTCGATCCGCAAATGCCGGCCATGACGGAGCTCAATATCCCGCTGGAATGGCAGCATCCGGAATTCGACCGGCTGCAGCTGGAGGATTACGACTGGCTGACCGGCGGCGCCGAGGCGCTGCGGCGGCAAGGCTACCAGACCATGGACGCGCTGCTGCAATATCCGCTCGACCAGCAGGATTACATGTCCGGCTTCGTCCTGAATGCAGAAGACGCCGACGCCTTCTGGCCGCTTATCGATGCGGGCCTGGAAGAGGCGAAGGAACGCGGCGTGCCCCGCCTCTATGTCTGGGCGCTGCCGCAGGTCTGCCGCGATGGATACACCCGCCTGCCGGACAGTCCCCCCGACATTGGCGAATATGAGGATGACGACATGCAGGCTTTCGATGATGTGCTCTATCCACTGGCGCTCGGCCGCGACGCCGGTGTCAGTCCGGAGTTCTCCACCTCCATCGTGCTGACCGCATCGGGCCATGAGAGGCGCAACAGCCTGTGGAGCGATGCGCGCCTGCGCTACGACGTCGGGCCGGGCATCCGCTCCGAGAGCGAGCTGGGCGTTCTGCTGGAATTCTTCCGCGCCCGGCGCGGTGCGGCGCGCGGCTTCCGTCTCGCCGACCCGTTCGATTTCAGTTCCAACGGCTTGACCGGCAGCCCGTCCATGTTCGACCAGCGCATCGGCGTGGGCGACGGCCTTGCCGGCGTGTTCCAACTGACCAAGTCCTATGGCGAGGGCGCCGAGCCGCAAGTGCGCCCGATAAGCCGCCCGCGCCCGGGCACTATCACCATCAGCGTGGACGGCGCGCCGGAAACCGGCTGGACGCTGGAACCGGGCGGCAAGATCGTCTTCACTCATGCGCCGCCCGCAGGAGCCGTGATCCGCGCGGGCTTCCTGTTCGATGTGCCGGTCCGCTTTGCCGAGGATCGGCTCGACATCACCGGCGCGGCCTTTGCGGCAGGCGAAGCGCCTTCCGTTCCACTGGTTGAGATTCGCGAGGAACTATGAGCAAGGTCTTCTTCCGTCAGGAGCTGGAAGGCGTCGCCACATTCTGGCGCATCCTCCGGCGGGACGGCTGCACCCTGGGCTTTACCAGCCACGACCGCGACTTGCGCTTCGGCGGCGTGCTACACCGCGCCGCGCCCGGCATGGTACCTTCCGCCATCCGCCGCAGTGGTGATATCGCCAATGACAGTGCCGAGGTGGAAGGCGTGCTGGCGCATGACGCAATCCATGCCGCCGACCTCGCCGCTGGCCGTTATGACGGTGCGCGCTTTGCCGTTGGCGTGGTCGACTGGGAAACGCTCGAACACGCCGTGCTCTATCACGGCGAAGCGGGCTCCATCGCCGAGGAGGATAATGGCTTCCGGGCGGAGTTGCAGTCTGCCAAGGCCGCGCTGCAGGCAGACCTCGTCCCGCGCACCAGCCCAACCTGCCGCGCCAGCTTCTGCGGACGGGAATGCGGCCTGAACACCAACCGGCATACGCATGAGCTGCAATGCGCCTTCGTCGATGCGGAAATCGGCCTCGTCCGTTTCAGCAGTGCGCCCTCGGCGGAAAGCCTGCGCGATGGCTGGGTTCGCTGGATCGACGGCCCGCATGCCGGACTGACGATGCAGATCATGCGCTCCGATGGCGACGGCCAGCTACTCGACCGGGCGCTCTCGCCCAATCTGGTGCCTGGCGCGCGGGCGCTCCTCCGTGAAGGCTGCGATCATACGCTGGCGACCTGCCACAGCCGCTTTGGCAACGCCGCCAATTTTCGCGGCGAACCCTTCCTGCCGGGCAACGACCTGCTCGCCCGCTATCCGACCAGCTCGCAATGAGCACGCCCGGCGAGCAATTTGCCGCCATTGCCCACTCCCTGCTCGGCACGCCCTTTCGCCTCCATGGGCGCAGCGCATCCAGCGGCGTGGACTGCGTAGGCCTCGTTGCCCTGACCCTGCACGCAACGGGCAGGACGTCGCGGAGCCCGGTCGGCTACACACTGCGCAATCTCGCCGCCGATGCCTACCTGCCGTTGCTGGAGGCCAACGGCTTCTTCCCGGCCACTGACGTCCCGCTGACGGGTGACCTCGTCCTTGCGAGGCCGGGACCTGGGCAGTTCCACCTCCTCATTCAATCCGGCTGCGGCGGGCATATCCACGCCCATGCAGGGCTGGGCCGCGTGGTCTTGACCCCACCCCCGCTCTCCTGGGCAACCCTCGGCCGCTGGCGGCTTGCACCCGACTGAAAGGCATCTTCGCATGGCTACTATCGTACTTTCCGCCGTCGGCCAGGTGGTCGGCGGACCGATCGGCTCGGCCGTTGGCGCACTTATCGGCAGCCAGATCGACCAACTGATTTTCAAGCCGGGTGATCGCGAAGGCGCGCGCCTCAAAGAACTGCGCATCACCACCTCCAGCTACGGCACGCCCATGGGCCGGCATTACGGCAAGATCCGTGTGCCCGGCAGCATCATCTGGGCCACCGACCTCGCCGAAAGCAGCGAGAGCCAGGGCGGCGGCAAGGGCCAGCCCTCGGTCACGACATACAGCTATTCCTCCTCATTCGCCGTCGCGCTGAGCAGCCGGCCGATCAAGAATATCGGCCGCATCTGGGCGGACGGAAACTTGCTGCGCGGTGCCGCGGGTGACCTGAAGGTCGGCGGCGAGCTGCGCATCTATCTCGGCCATGGCGACCAGCAGCCCGACCCATTGCTCGCCTCTGCGATCGGCCCCGAATGCCCTGCCTATCGCGGGCTTGCCTATTGCGTATTCGAAAGCCTGGAGCTGGCCGACTTCGGCAATCGCATCCCCAGTCTGTCCTTCGAAGTCATAGCCGATGACGGCGAGGTCTCGCTGGCCGAAATGATCCGCCCTGCCGGAAGCCAGATCGAAGTCGACCGCCCGCTGCCCTCGCTCGTCGGCTTCAGCGAAGAAGGCGGGCCCCTGATGTCCAGCCTCGAGAGCATCGCCACGGTCTATCCCTTTTCGTGCGATGCCAGCGGCCAGACACTGACGGTAAAGTCATCCGATACGCTCCCCGGAAATCCCGCCCTCCTGCCCCAGACCGCCACCGATCTGTCAGGCGATGGGTTCGGACCAACATCGGGAAAGAGCCGCAGGCGGCAGGCGGACTTGCGCGAGATTCCCGAAGGGCTGCGCTATTACGATCTCGCCCGCGACTACCAGGCCGGACTGCAGCGCGCAGACGGCCGCGCGCGCCCGGGTCGCAGCCGGGTGATCGACTTCCCCGGAGCACTCGATGCAAGCGATGCACGCGGCCTCGCCAACCAGGCCGCCGAACGCGCGACCTGGGAGAAAGAGACGATCCTGTGGCGGATTGCCGAGCTCGACCCGGCCATGGCGCCAGGCAGGATTGTCGTTCTGCCCGGAAAGCCCGGTTTGTGGCGCATCGAGAACTGGGAGCTGCGCGAAACCGGCGTCGAGCTGGAGTTGCAGCGGATGCCGCATTCACCCGCGCGCATCCAGCCAGCGGATCCGGGCATTTCGTTGCGGATAGCGGATATCCAAGCGACGCCGACCGAACTCCACGCTTTCGAGCTGCCGTGGGACGGCACGGGCAGCGGAACCGATCGGCAGGTCTATGCCGCTGCATCCTCGACCACATCGGGCTGGGCTGGGGCAGCACTCTATGCGGTCGTCGACGGGGGACTCGAACCGGTTGGCACTACCGGGCGGCGACGTACGATCCTCGGCACGACCAGCACTGCACTCGCCCCGGGCAATCCCGCCCTGCTTTCCAGAGTAGAGAGCATCGAAGTCGAACTGGCATCGGAGGATTTCCAGCTTGTCGGAGCAACCGCTGCAGGTCTTGCCGGGGGCGCCAACAAAGCGCTGCTCGGAAGTGAGATCATCCAGTTCGCGCACGCCACCCCATTGTCGTCCACGCGCTGGCGATTATCGGGACTTCTGCGCGGTCGCGCCGGGACGGAACGTCATGCTACCGAACGTCACCCCTCCGGCACACGCTTCGTCCTGCTCGACAACAGGCCGATGCTGCTCGATCCCGCCCGCATTGCCTCGGCAACTGCTATTGCCGCAACCGGCCTCGCCGATATCACGCCCGTGACCGCACCGATCGAGCTGGCAGGTACAACGTTAAGGCCGCTCTCTCCCGTCCATGGGCGCGCGACCCCGGCAACGGACAACTCCCTGACTCTCAGTTGGACGAGGCGATCACGCGGCGCATGGGAGTGGCCCGACCTCGTCGATGCCCCTCTGAACGAGCAAGCCGAGCGCTACCTGGTCGGCTTGGGGGACCCGCAGAGCCCCGACCTTTTGTGGGAGGTAAGCGAACCAGCGCTGTCGATTGCTCCGGCGACCGCGGCCACTCTGGCAGCCGACCATGCGGGCAAGCCCATCTGGGTACGCCAGGTCGGCAGCTTCAGCGCATCCGATCCACTGCTCCTCCACACCATCGCCTGACCCCACATAACGGAGATACCTACCATGGCAGATCCCATCAGCTTTACTTCGGCCAGCCCACGCTTCGGGCTTCCCTTCCTCTTCCCCGGACAGGCGCAGAAAGAGTTCTTCGTGAACGAGGCGCATGCGCTGGCAGACCTGCTCTTGCATCCCGCCATCGAGGGCGAAGCCGGGACACCCCCCGCCAATCCCGCAGATGGCGAATGCTGGCTCGTGGCCGCGGGCGCCAGCGACGGATGGGCTGGCCATGATGGCGAGCTCGCCTGCCATCAGGCGGGCAACTGGATCTTCGCGACACCGCGCAACGGCATGACAGTGCTCGATCAGGCCGCTGGCCAGCTTCGTCGCTATGCCGATGGCTGGCACATGGCGAGCACGGTTGCGGAACCCTCCGGTGGCAGCGTCGTCGATACCGAAGCGCGCGCGGCAATCACTGGACTGATCGCGGCGCTCGTCGCAGCAGCTATCCTGCCGGATACCTGA